CTAGATTATTGGATGCTCTCCAGCAGAACTGCCACTAGATATGTTTGCCTTGGCATTTTGTGTGATTTCGTCATACACAGCATTGGCGATCGCTTCTGCCATCTTTCCTGCCATGGCGAATTCACCTGTTAGAACGAACCCTTGTGCCTGGAGTTCGCTTTCTAACTTTTCTTTGAGGGATGCTTTACTCATTGCCATGTTTATTTACCTGCCTTAACTGTCGATGACAAATCAGAGTGAGGCTTGCCTGTGTAAGCACAAATGCAGTCACCTTGCACAACACCTTTACCACCATTCATGGTGATGAGATCAGCGACTTCAATGATTTTCTTGGCAGTAGTGGTTTTGTTGTTTGTGATTTCTTCAATTTTGTCTTCTAGCACTTTGATGCGTTGGTTTAAACATTCAGTGATGTTGTCTTTGTCTGTCTTGCTTTCAAAGTTACCCGCTTCGTCGACCAACTGGTAAACACCTTGGCGTTGTTGGTAACGGCTTTCGCCTTGCTTAATCGCTGGCAACTTGAATCCCAATGGCAGCACACAACGAATAAAAGGCTTATCCGGTTGGCCGAACATAAAGCCTATTTCTACAATGCTTCCGATTGCCGGTGGTTCAAGTCTGCCGGCGTATTCACCCACCCCTGGTATTGGAAGTGGTACCGCCTGAAGTGGTGATTTGTCTTTGAACTCCATGCACTTTTCATCGAGCAACTGAACGTCCACCGCATAATGCGGATAAAAGCGATCAGACATGTCGCCCTCTTCTGGCAACTCAGGTAACGCAACCACCTTACCCCATCGCGGTAAATGCCAACGTCCGGTCAGCTCTGGGAACAAACGAAATATGATTCGCTTAATTGCATTTACGTCCATGTCAGCTTCACCTCTGTTCCTTGGAAATCAACGCCCACCAAGCGCAGGCCATTTACGATCGCACCTGGTCTTAACTTTGGGCTAGCGGGTATTTTCACTGACTTGGCCGCAGTGTGTCCCGTCATTAGGCTATCAGGAATAGTCACTGGCTTATCTGCCCAGTAAGAATCCTTCCAAGTGCCCACATAGATTTGGCCGTTACCCTGCTGTTGCCAAAACAGGTCTTCAATACCGAAGGCTTGAGACAGCTCGTCCATCACTCGATAGCCATTACCATCACTGTAAAAGCAAGGGATTGATGTTTTGCTGTAGGCCGCTTCTGGTACCACAAACTGCAGTCCAGTTTTGTTGGTCACATCGCTGAGTAATTGCATTAACGTTGGGTGGCGAAGCGTGATATCGAGCGGCTTAAACAACAATGCCGCCAACTCGCGACAAAACAGTTCTGACCACCCTTTTTCTGATGCTTGAACCCGTTCGATGTAACCAAGAAATACCCGCGAGATGCTGTCACCCCATCCGATGTCCACCGCAATGATGGTATTTACCTTTGGAGAACCTTCAACGGAAATCGAGCAGCGACCAGGTGTATTAACATCAAAAAGAATGCGATGATTCTTTGCTTTAACCTTTTGACTACCAAGATAGGCGCGGCAAACAAACTTATGGTTTGGTTCCATAACCTCCCCCTATGACAATATTTCGTCTAGTGATTTGAGAAACTTCATGATGCCCGTGAGTTCGACACTGGTATCTGGAGGAACATCTTCACTTTTCCCCGTTTCTACTGGGGTAGTCACCCCTTGCACCTGCTGCTGTGTTGCTGGCTTATCTTCCTGTCGCTGTTCAACACGCTCTGGAACGGACAAGTGCTCAACCAACTCGAAAGCGACGTTCCATTGTCGGTTGCTCTCTTGCTCATCGGCACGGATAGTGCCCTGAAATTTAACCTGGCGAATCTTGAGCGCAGCGGCGGTGTTGTTGCTGATGCGGTAAATCTGGCGGGCACTGTTGTCTTGCCCGCCAGCCAAGGTGAACAGGTTGCTTAGGGTTTCACTCTTATTGAATGGGATCACGCCACTGACGGACAACACTTTACCTTTGTTGCCCGTTTCGGCTTGGTCAGTCGACGAGGACTGGCCGGACATATCTTGTCCGGCGAGCTGTTGGCGAACGCTGATGCGCAGGTTCTTGAGTGAGAGTTGAGTTCCGTTTAGGGTTAGCATCGTTAGTCCACTTCCTAGGCAACTGGCTCAAAACGGCTATCTGAAAGATACCCATTAAACATCATGGAAGGCGTAACACTACCTGTTATCACCACATTTTTTTCAACTAGCACTCCTTGAGAGCTGCGTAAATAACTCGCGGTGTATCCTGCATCCGTTTTTAAAATGCTACACCCTCTGAGATGATGCGGACCAAACTCTGGCTTTCCGGTACTATCAACGGGTAATGGCATGATTTGGCAATTGTGAAACCAAGCGATACCGTCTGAAGCAAATGAGCCGGAATATTGATCATAAGCCACACATGATCCACCGTGAACTTCCAAGTAATGGGATACCGTAATTTCAACATCAAACATGGTGCACTGGCTAATCAAAATACGAAGCTTGATTCTATCCGCACCAATGTTTCTTTCATTAGTATTTGGAGCATATTGAACCAGCGTTTCTGCACCAGGAGAATTACCCTCGTTATACCTTGGATTACGGTTCGCATTAAAAATTCGAGAAACAGACCAAACCGCATTGTGCGCCCCATCCGCAGCATCGCCCGCTTCAGCATTCATTTTGACATACAAATCCTTAGGCCCGTTCACGGCAGATATGTAGGCATTAGGGTTTTCTTTTGAGTAGTTGACGTTGTCGATAATGACTCGCGCAGGAAGTCGAGTCCCTGTAGTAATGGCATTGTTTGAGAAATCCACACAAACAACACCAAACGCCTGATAAGTGAGATGAGAGTCCGGAGCTTCAATCACCACGTCTTTGATGATGATATTTCTTGCCCACTCGACGATGTGGCTTGCTCCATAGTCGCCATCACAATGGAACTTAACTATCTGCAATCCAATATCACGCGACATGCTGGTATCCACAATCATTCTCAGGCCTTCAATTTCTATGGTACCTCGCCATTCACTTGCATAGTCAGGACGCAACTGAACTACATCACTAAAACCGTAATCTTTAGAATTAAGCTTGGTCGACTTTCCAAAGAACTTAGAGCAGTTCTTTAGCTTGAGGTAACCGCCTCCAGAACCAACCAATATCCCCCATTCTTTAAAATGGGTGTCTTCTGCTAAGAGATCCCAAAGACCGAAGTGCCCATCAAATCGGTTGATTTTACAACTCTTCAACGTCACCCCATTGACGAGGTTCATACCCGCGAAACCATAACCACAATAGGCGTTCAGGTTTTCCAGATATAAGTCCACGACGCCCGTTCCGGAAAGGCCGTAAGTGCCGTCTGTCCCATCCAAACGAGTCGGTGCTTCTGCGTTAACGTCGATGAGACGAACGTCAGCACACATTGAATAGCTCATTGGAGCACGGATATTTTTTTGGTCTGAATTGGTTTTATCTTTGAAACCAACTAGGTGCCAAATCGTATTGTTGCGCGCTATTTCTAAGAAGATATGGCTAGGACTGCCATTTTGGTCGAGGAACCCTCCCTTAATGGTAATGTAGCACTGCTCCATATTACGATACTGAACGGTCAGTGATTCAGATTGCGTGTAGTCAAATCGTAAAGGCTTATTCAACTCACCGTTTTTACCCACTCGGTTTGGCTCTCGTTTATTTTCAAACGTAGAGGATGATGGGTAACGCTTGATATGAGGCGTATCAGAATCAATGAATATAAACGCGTTATGAAGAGTCGCCAGTGATGGCAACCAACTTGACGATTCGTAGAACTCACTTTTATTCAGCGGCAAAAGGAAGGTTTCCAGCGGGTTTCCTTCCGCTCGAAATAGGACGGGCATGCTCCAAGTCGCCGGGTTACCAACACTTGAATCAATGATGAATTCTGTCATTCCCCAATCCACATTCGTGTTAATAACCACTAAGTGGCTATCATCAATCAGTGCTTTCCCATCTTCATTCTGAACTGGAACCAGCTTTAGATTCGCGCAATCATGACAGTCTTTAATTTGCTGCATTACCGAAGTTTGACCGTCTAATACCGCACCAAACTGGCGATAATTCAAAGGGCTGCTGACAATTTCAAATTCCCTACCCTTCGAATCGTAGACTAACCCAATGTCGAGATGCGACTTACCCGCTTCTTCAAGCTTAACGTTCCCTGTAAATGTAAATTCTGCTGAACCTTTATCGCCTGGCGAATAGTAGCCTCTGGTGATGACATGTTCACAGTCCAAGCTTCTATCAGTGAATGACGTAAAAGTTGGTAATGACATTGTCATCATTTTCGTGCCACCAATGCCTCGCAAATCACTCACTGTTCCATCAGCCAGCACCTTGGCAATTTTGCACACGAAATGCGAGATATCTTTACCAGTCGATGAATCGATGTAATCGTCTTTCTCTTCGGCCGTGATAACGAAATCAAACAGAGTCACCTGCTCACCTGTTGGTGTACCTTCGCGGTGCGCATCGATGTAGATGAACGAGGGCTTATTGGGTACCTGAATACTTCGGTCAAATTCCATGCTCACTCGGTTACCTGATACATAACCGGCACCCGCTTTGATGTTGTATGCACTGCCTGATGGCGTCACCAAGAAACCATCTTCGATAAACCAGTCTTTGCCGTTCTGGTCGATGATGGATTGCGCCACATCACTGTCCATCTTCTTCATTCGATCAGTGGCGTTGTATTGCCAGCTGGATGCATCCACCGTGATGTTGGTGATTTCCGCGATGTCTTTGTATTCAAGTACGACCGAACGCACCAAGGTATTACCCGCAACACCTGGTTCATCTGCCGTCTTTGGTGTTAGCGCGTGATGGTCAATCGTGACTAATACGCCATATTCAGAGCAGTATGCGCCTGTCCAGTTGAACTCAAACGGACCAACATCGCTGGTCAAGGTGGTGCTGTAAATCACCGAGTCAGCAGAAAGTCGGCCGCGTTGCTCAACCTGCTCTTGATGAACGATGTCATCCGTCGGTACCACATCATCTGGCTGTGGAAACTCTGGGCGGTTTGGGACATTCGCAAACATCATCTTGTCGATGATAAGTGGTTTTTCTTCAGCGTTGAGCTGTGCCAACAGTGCTTTACCTGCGGCGGTTAAAATTGACTTGTCAGTGGTATTTGCCATGTTTAGTAATTCCTTAACCCTTCACTGTGGCTTGGTAATATTCGCAGTCGACGTTCAGCACACTTGGAAGCATGCCAACGTTGAGCCTGGTCTTAACGTGCGACGTTGTGTATTGCGCTTCGACGTTCTTGCTTCGAGCGGCCAACGGCATTTCAACATAACTGGTGTATTGATATCGGCGGCAAGTGCGCCCGTACTGTCTAATGACGGTATCTAACAACTTAGGGACATTGGTTAAATCGCCGTCGCGGATTTTTAGACTGATTACATCCCAATCTACATTAGCTAACCGCTCGTCTTGCCCGATGTGCGGATAACCGAGCTTTTCAAACATATCTTCCCAGCCTGCTATCGTGCCTGCGTCACGCGCAAACCCGTATGCATGAGCCACCCGAATTCGAAACAGGGCTTCCGGCTCTTGGCCTAAGCGTTCTATTTCACGTTGCCAGGCAAGAATGTTCACCAATGCCATTGGGGCGGTTAACAGATCATGCTGCTGCAGTGGCATTTCGAATGCCGCTCTTACATGTTCCCAGTAATTGCGCATGGCTCGGGCGAACTTAGCCAGCTCGCCTCGGCCCATCCAGTAACGCAGATTAATCTCAGGAATTTTCAATCGTCACCCCCAGAGAATTAATTCGCGGTACCGTCAGATTGTTGATGATGTCGGCGTTATCAAATTCGAGGGATTCAATCTCAGAGAACTGCGCATGCAGCTCCTGCCCTAACCTTGAGAAACTGAATCGAAGAACCGGATTAGTGACCGTTGGCGAGTAGTCGGTGTTCTCACGGAAAGCCGCACCAATGAACTGCTCCACTTTTACGCGTAGCGCGTCTCGGTCTCCCATCGTTAGTGAACGCAGCGGCCAAACCCGACAGGCAATATCGTGTGTCGTTTCTGGCATGGCGAGCACTTGCAGATCATCACCATGGCCGTGCTGACCTTCGACACGGATGTATTCATTCAAATCCGCCAACATTTCTGCCGATGGTTCACCAGTGTCTAAAAGGATGAGCGCGTTTGCGGTACCTGGTCCACGCGGGGCGTTATGCTCAAAATAGACATTGTCGTCGTTGATTCCTGCTCGACTGGTGAGCAGTGAACGGTAAGCCGCATCAATGTGCCATCTTGCGACTGCGCTCCACTGATTACGAATACGTAGGCGGAGTTCGTCATTACTCTCTTTGTCTGCTCCGGCTTCATTCAACCATTCGGCAGGGTTGGTCACTGCGCCAATGCCCGGAACGGCTGTTGGCAAAATGTGGTAATACCCTTCACCTAGGTTGTAAGCCGCGCCCTCGTTCTCCGCCTCGACTTCTACCATCACCATGGTTTCGTTTTCTGGCATCGTCGTATCGGCAAGTACCTTCACTCGATAAATCGTGCCGTTTATCGGTTCGGTTTGAACCCATGTATCTTTGGGGATCACCAACGCAGGGCCTTTAGCCGCGGAACGTTGAAAGGCGATCATGCCTTTGGCTTTGGTTGCCCCTTTGCGGGTGAGTTTGCATTGCCACGCCAACAAGTCGAGCCATTGGTCTACGGCCGTTGCGACAAACATGTTCGGTAAGACGTAACCAACCAATAAGGTATTGATGAGCCACATCGTGACTTTCACTACGGTGGCTTCAATGAGTCGCCAAAATGGAGAAAACGGCGAGTCGTTTGAGATGATGGAACCTTCTTTATCCATCTCCTCTTTGAGTACTTTCTTCCACCCAGCTTCATCGGTTGGGATACCGGATTGCTTCACCAGTTCGGAATAGTCTGGTTTTGGAATATCAGTCATTAACGCTCTCCGTTATTCACTATCTCTAATTGCAACTCGCCAAAGTCCATGGTGTCGGCAAACACATAAATCGTGCCCTCGGTCGGTTCATCCAAACGCACGGTACCTGGTACCAATCGAACGTCTTCTTCAACGAGCAATTCCAGCTTGGTGCGAATATCGGCTTTCTTTGACGGGCTTCGCTCAGCGATTAAATCCACCGCTAAGTTGCTCTCGATGATGGCGTGTTTGATGTCTTGGGCGATAACCGCTCGGTCTTGAATCAAGATTGGGTTGCGGCCTGCATCGAGCACCACATCCCCGTTCTCAATCAAAATGTCTTGGTATTTGTAATCCGCCATTAGCCTGCCGCCATTTCTAGTTCACTAGCCATGTCTTGCGGGCTGTTCATGTAGGTTGGATAAATCGCCACACCACCGTAGTTGGTTGAGCTGGTTTGGTAGCTGGCAATGTTCTTAGCTGCGCCACCTGGTTGAATTTGTGCACGAGGCGTAGCGCTTTGAACGGACTTCGATTTCACTTGAGTAGCTTCATCATCACCGCCGAAGCCTGGTATCCAATCAATGAGCCCTTTCACTGAGTCCCAAATTCCCGCTAGGCTCTGGGTAATCCAATTGAACACTCGGGAAAAAACTTCCTTCATTGTGTTAGCCATATCACCGATAAAGGCAAATCCACTAGTGTCGGTAAAGCCGCTCATGACCCATTGCCAACCTGCCTTGATGAACTCAAACATAGCTCTGAATGGGAGAGTGATTAGAGTGATCGCCCCTTCTAGTACTTGGAACCATGTTGTGTCACCAAACGAGGCTTTCAAATCATCCCAGTAGAAAATCAGTGCACCAACGGCGGCAATTGCGGCTACTACAGCACCAACAATGAATCCAATTGGGTTAGCCATCATTGCGATGTTTACCGCTAGCATTGCAACGCGAAGCGCTGCCATTCCTTTGGTTAGTAAAAAGTTCACCCCTGTAAACATCTTCATGGTGAGCATATAAGTCGCCATGGCTTGTTTACCGACACCCATCATTAAGGTAAAAGCACCACCTGCTACTGCAGCACCTAAAATCGCCATGGCAGCAAAACCAATGTACTTTGTCAGGTTCGGGAACATCTCTGTCCATTCGATGATTTCTATCGCACCATCGGCCAAGCTCGAAATCACAGGCAAGAGAGAAGGCAACAACGCCGCACCAAAAGCAGTTCGAACCGCAAACACGCCTTGTTCGAGTCGTTCCCATTGGTCGGTCATCGCTCCAGCCATGTTAATTGCCGTATTTAAGTTACTGGCATCATTTAGGTCTTTGACGCTTGATTGCAGCTCACCCGTTTTACCTATCAAGTCGGTGATAAGCAGCACGGCTTCATCCGAGCCGAAAGCTTGCTTAATCTGGTCAATTTCCAGTGAATCTAAATCACCGAATTGGTTGCGTAGTTTCGACATAATGTCGAACATGGGCAGCATCTTTCCGTTGCTGTCGGTAAACGCCATGCCTAGCTTGTCTTGTGCTTTGACAACACCGTTCATAAAAGCTTTGTAACGAGTCCCCGCTTCACTACCAGTCATAGAGCCTTGTAGTAGGCCAAGCACGGCCATTTGCTCTTGAATGGCTACGCCGTGAGTTTTACCTAATGCGCCAACACCTTTAAACGCATCCGACATGCCTTGACCCGTGGTTTTGAACCTCTCGACAGATTTTGCGGTCATACCTGCAACTTGTTCAGCCCAGTTGTCTTTACCAATCCGATCGGCTTGGTCTTTAAAAACCGAGTACATGGTGCCCATGTAGTTGGTAATGGTGGCGGTATCTGCTTTAGTCGCAGCGGCTAAAATAGCCGAGCTTCTTGTGACACCCGCCAGTTCATCACCTGTCATAGCTCCCATAGCAGATTTGATATCATACGAAGCCGCCACAAATTCAGTGGCCGACTTACCATATTCAACCGAAAACTTCATTGCGGTTTGGGTAAGGGTTTTTAGTTGGTCATCGGCAACACCAAGTGATTTCACTTCACCTAATGCCCTGTCCATCTCAATTGCTGGCATCAAGGCTTGTTGCAATGCAAAGCCAGCACCCACCATGCCTGCCGCGCCAGCCATCATGGTATGAGTACCCTGACGGTAGGTATTGGTGACATCATTCAAATTGCGTTGAATATTGCCCAGAGGTTTAGAAATCTGGTCAATCAATCCAACTTGAAATCTGAGTGCTTCTGGTAACATCGTGTTCCTTATCAGCTAAACGCCCTGGCAACCCCATTGGCGGTGGCAGCTTGCATGTTTTCCCAATACTGACGCTCTAACCAAATTGCCCTTGCAAGGTTCTCTTCGCTGTCTGTCTCACCCGGCAGCCACTTACGGCGCCAGGTAAGCATTTGTTCGAGCTCGTTGGAGTCCATAGCCCGAACAAGGGCATCTATTTTTTTACTTTGATTTGCAGCTTCGGTGTGTATTCCTTGAGAACTTCACCCACAACCTGAATCGCTGCACCTGGGTTCTCGTTCGTCAGCTCACGGAATACTTCTTTGCTTTCTTCTGTAACGGTGTTCATCAGAAAGTTATGCGCAGAGTTCACGATTTCACCCTGTGCCAACGCGTTCATGTAGTCGTTGTAATCTGCTTCTGTTGGGACGAACGTGATATCTGCATCGCCAACCGTTAGTACAATTTGTTTGTTCATGCTGCTTCTCGCTTTAATGTTTCGTAAATTCGTGTGAGGCCGTTTTCCAACTGACGTTCCAGACGTTCGAAACCATCATTCACTTCGTCTTTTTTGGCGTAATACTCGGCCACGTGGGTTTTGTATTCAGCAAGCTCTTTAGAGAGTGAAAACAGCTTGCTGATTAGAGCACCGGTTAACATCACCAAAAGGGTGGCAAGCGCAACCAGTGCTGATAACCAGGTTGGGTCCATCGCTATTCCTTTTGTGGAACTTCTTTCAAGCGTTTGCCTTGTAATGCATTGATGATGTCGTCAACCGTCTCTTGCAGAACATCGTTTGTGCTGAGACCTTTCAACGTTTCTAAGCCCCATACCACAAGGCGTGTGGCGAAACGTTCAAGGATGATTGACCAGCCAATTTGAAAGAACAGACCTTTCAGTACTTCCAACAATGTTTTGCCAACGATTCCAGTTAAGAAATTCATGCAGCTTCTCCGATTAGGGATTGATATGCCTGTAGGTAATCTTCTGCTGTTGCTTTACCTGCGCTTGTGTTCCAGTACTTCTTCGCGTACCGAGCCAAACCTTCTAGATCATCGGCATCTGGCAAAGCTTCTGGGAACCGAATTAAATTGAGTCGTGCGGTTGCCACTGCGAACTCGGGTGAAATCACCATGTAACGAGGGTCTAAGTGCTCAATGGGGCAAAACATCGACAGTGCATCCAACAAGTGAGGGCGGCTGTTACCTAACCACTCGACAAGCCAGTTGAAGGTGGCTGGCTCCATTTGGGTAAAGCCCAATGCAGGACCACGTACTTGTTTTGAGTAAGTAAACTTTCCAGACTCATGGGCAATAATCATCAGGATCAGATTAATGGCCGCTTGAGTGTTCATTGTGCCTTTACCACCGGATGCCATGTCTAAGTGGTCAAGGACTGGCTTCATGATTTTCTCAACAAAGAGCTTTGCTAAATTCATCGGGTCATTCGCTCCAATTCGCTTTGACACTGGGTGCAGTAGATGCAACCTGGTACTTTTTGGCGGCGTTTTTCTGGGATTGGGTCGCCACATTCGCCGCATTCATGTGCGCTTTCCCGTTTTTCAATTTGCTTAGCCCTTGCCAGTTGGTTGGCAAGCGCCACTTCTGTGAATTGGGTTTCAATACCGCAGGCATGGTCGATAACATCTGCCATCATGCCTCCTTATTATTGAACCAAGTCTTCGGTTTCATCCGGACGTAGGTACGGCACACCGTTGATGCTGACAAAGTCTGGGCTTGTCACCTCGAATGGCAGCTTGTGAACTAATGCACTACCGCCATTCGAATCGGCATCAAGTAGGTCAGAGATTTTGATACGACATCCGAAGGCTTCAATTTTGAGCTCATCTTTATCAATCTTGCCGTAGAACAACGCGTCAAAATCAGGCATTCCTCGCCAAGAGCCGGCTTGTTTCGCTGCTTTGCTTAGTAGGTTAAATTGCTGCGTGGTCAGCTCCATCTCACCGCTAGCCTCAACATCTCCGTCGACGTAACCATCTGGCACACCAGAGGTTTTATTGACGGCGGAATTATCGGTGATGGATAACGAGACTTTTTGTGCTTTGAGCTTGTAGTCACCCAAAGAGAAATGCATGTTCTTGCCAGAAATTCTCATGGATTACGCCTCCAAATCTGCAGGGTTAGTAAGATCAAGCGCGATGTTGACCACGATGTGTTTCGGGCAGTTATGAGGACGAACCATCAAACCTATCGACACTTTGGTTTTGGTTACCCACTGAATGGTGACGTCACCATCTTCTGGCGGCATGATTTCACCAGGGAAGGTAATGCCGCCAACTTCTGTCGTTTTCGACATATCACGCATATCTTTGCGAAAGTAAGTGCGGTTCAGCTCAATGCTTGCAGGCGTTGAGTTAAGAATGCGGTCGGCAATACGTCGAATCGCTTTGATACGCACACGGCGGTTAAGCTTGTGCACCGGGCGAACGTATTCGAGGTACTGATAATCACCGCCTTTGGCTTCCAATGTGGTTGCGTCCGACCAGTACACCCCTTCTAAATCGGCGTACCATTGCGGCAGTGAGTAACGTGCGTCGGCTAGCGTTGCGATGGTGCTCATCTCTAATGCTTTGCCTGCGCTGTCCGTTGGCATGTCACCCAAGCTCAATACTGAGCCTGTTGCGACACGCATTGGGCTGTCTGCTACCGTGACGTTTCGATCACATAAACGACCAGCCAGTACACCCACGTTATTGCCGTTAAGCTGAGGAACGGGCGTCACGAGGTTTGCAGAAACATCTTTCACCAGGTCAAGCATGGCGGTTTCGTACTCTGCCCACGTTTGGCCTGTATCAGAGGTTGAATCAATGCCCGCACAAGCGGCGAGGAAGAACACCCAACGACCAAGTTTGCTGGTCAGCTCGGTTGCTTTCGACTGCATGTCATCAAACTGAGTTTTGACCGTGACTGGGTCACAAATGGCAATGCCTTCGAATGAGTCAGTCCGGTTCGCCAGATCAACAGCGTCTTGCCACGTATCGTCTGCACCTAAGCCGACAATCGCACCCGTCCAGTTTTGTTTGCCGTTAAGTTGGGCGGCTTTCACGTTCAGACCAAGCGCATCATCGGCAACAACTTCGTCAAGGTTGGTCATGTTATTAATGCGGGTCACTTTGCCTTGCAGTTCTGCCTTGTCAGTACGCCCGATGAAAAGCACGTGACGTTCTATCTCAGGGATACCGCCTTGTGCCAAATTGAGATTGTTAACCTCTACCTTTCCGGTTGCCATTGGTTATTTCCTCTGTTTTGCCTGCTCAAATATCTTGATGAGCTGGCGGTTCACTTCACGTTCTTTACTACCGAGAATCTGACGCTCTGCTAATGGAATATCCCAACTGGTGATATTTGGCTGATTAGAGAGTTCTCGAATAAGCTGTCCTGCTTGTCCGTGGGTGATGGTTGCCATCAACTCACGTAAACTGGGTTTCTTTCGTCCTTTACCGCTTTTTCTCGGTACCGTGTAACCCAGTTCTCTTAGCTTTCTCGCTTGCCCTTTGGTACAAGGTGCTGAGTAATCTGGTTTACCCCATCGCTTTTGCATTTGGCGCTTGGTCATTTTTTGCTTTTGACCAAGGTGGTGCCTTGCTGCGATTTTTGCGGTTAACTTGTTACTCCAAGTCAAATCAAGCTGGTTAGCGTTTCTCACATAAGGCGTTAAGCCCTTTGCCATCCGCTTTAAAACCTTGCCTTTCTTCTTTCCTTTCTTTGGTTGCAGAGCGCGTCCGTTAACGTCTTTTTGGGACCGAATGCGCTTTCTGGTATTGGTCGTTTCCCAACGGCCAAGGGTTTTCAGTATCCAGACTCGCTTTTTAGGTGGCAGAGCCAGCATGGCCAGCTTTTCCTGCATGTTGAGCACATCGCGCTCATTGACCTTAATTTGCGGCTTCATTCACCAACTCCGCTTCTTCTGCGGTGTAGATTTCAACGGCCTGCACTCGGTAGGTTTCCCCTCGCCAAGTGATCATTCCCGCGGGGTCAGGGATCAGCTCAATCGGCTCCATCATTTCCAGTTCAATGGCAACGTCGGCTACTTCACTGCTGATCACATCAACCGAAAGGTCTGGGTCGCCTAACTCATCTTCATTACGCGTGGTGTCGTAATCGCTCAGCCAACAGGCAACCAAAGCAAGTAAGCAGCGAGGGTCGAGAAGTCGGTGTGGAAACTCTTCAATACTGACCACTGCGTTGTACTTCCAGTAACACGCGATATAACCACCGTTCCCTCTGTCTTCACCGTTTGGCACGATGGAGCCGTTTTCCTGCCAGGCATCGATTTTGTTATCGAGCACATTGGAATTCAGGTGACTGATGATGTAATCCGTCAGGTGTTCCAGCTTGGTTTTGTTGTAAGTGGTTTCGCTCATATCGAGTCAATCCCATTTGCACTACGGCCAAGGAGCGCACGTACATCTTTGTTACTCTGGGCGAGAAAACGTGCCTCTTGTTCCGGTTCATCCGTTGCCACGCTTTCACCTTCTTTTCGGCGGTCTTGGGTCGCAAACTCTTTCAGCAGCTCGGCGTGAGCCCGACCATAAACCGCACGTTTGTAGAGCATGATTTTCGGATTGCTCAGCACTGGCTTTTCACCATCGACGATCAGGCTTTCTAATCGTTCTTGAATGTTCAGCGCGGCGATGGTCACCGCATAGTTCAAAGAATCGTTATCAAACGTATGTGGAACACGGCGTAAACTGCGGAATTCATCCGTGGATAAATCCGGCCAGCCATCACCCGGAATGGTGATATCCGCTGCGTTGTTAACTTTTCCGCCAAAGCTCATAACGATTCCTTGCTTTATTACATTAGGGCGCCTCTAAGCCACTGGGTCGACGGTATCGAGTGAGTCTATTGGCTTCTCTTACCTCACCAGCCGAGGCGCGGTGGCGTAGGAGTCTTTACAGGTTCTTGCCTTCGTTAATGGCGCGAATACGGGCTTCAATCTTCTTGATTTGGGTACCCACCCCCACTTTGCTGTTCTTATCGTGCGCGTGTTGAAGCAGAGCCAAGGCTTTTTCTAGCGTTTCCACATTGCCGACTGCCGTGGCTTGCGGCTGACCTTCTTCATTTCGAATCAGGTATAAACCCGCGAACTTGTACCACTTGGCGTGGACCTTCTCGTGTAAGCGCCAGTCTTTCTCAACCTTTTCGAACACCTGGGAGAAATAAGGCTCGATGGAATGACCACGTTCCGATTCTTTCTCCGCCCAAGCCAACACTTCGTCAGCACAGAACGTCGGCCAATCACGGCGGAAGTTTTCTGGCGTAGGCAAGTCCAGCTCAATGGCTTTCATGCACCACTCAATCGCGGAATCCAGCTCTTTAATGTCGAATAGCCAAACTACCATGTTGGTAAAAATTGGGTTTTCGAACGCTTCGCCACTTTCTAAGTAGGCCTGAACATACGGCTTGTATTTCGGTACCAGCACTTCACGCTTGTGCTTAATTCGATCAGCAATGGCATTGAATGAGCGCAAATACTTGCGGTCTTCTTCAAACTCAATCAGCTTGATGTGCAGGCTGTCGGTATCTGCACCGGAAACGGCTTCCGGTGCAGACTGGTTAGCTTGCTGTTCAATGAGTTTTCGGCGCTGTTTTGCTAATGGGCTAACCATGGCTCACTCCTTAAGGTGCTGGCTGCACAACCGTCACAGCTTCAATCGCTGCGAACTTATTCAGGTTGCCGATTGCATAACCTTCCATACGGATATGGTTTTGCTTGAAGCGAAGCGTGTCTTCATCGTTCTTTTGCTTACGCCACTGCGTGCCTTCCTGCGTGAGTACTTGCAGGTTTTTAGTGTTGGTTACCCAAACCTGATCGGCTGGGAAGAACGGCGCTTGGTAGGCTTTCTTACCTGCAATGGTTTTTGCCAGTTGTTGAGCAGCTTTGTGCTCGGTAGGTGTGTTTGCCGCTTCCAGTAGACGGTGCTGTTCAGCGGCTACTAGGTTTGAACCGACCAGAACAACTAAATCAGGATCTTGGCGGTGCTCTGGTGCAATCGTGGTATTGATCAGGTCTTGCACCAACGAATCTAGGTTTTTGTAAGAATCCGCCGTTGCACCTGTTGGATCGAGGTCTGCACTAGGAAGAACTTGGCTCGCTTTCTTCTCTTTGGCGATAGTCAGCCAACCTTTGTTGACATCCTGACCAAGTGGATTTGCGACTGGGTCTGTTACCGTTGCAGCCGATGTACCATTGAAACCCACACGTAGAATATCGAGAGCAAAACGGCGCGAGATGGCATTTTGCATCATCTTCAACCATTCATTTTTGGAGCCTGAGTTGGCCCATTGAGTCATGGTTTCCCAAAGAATGTGCGCACCAGAATCAGTTTTAACCAACTCGTAGGTGTTACCACTTTGGCCTACTTCTACGCTAAAGCGCTCATTGTTGCCGCGGCCTGTTGATAGACCATCGTTACCGACATCAACAACCTGGCCTTTGATTTGCTGTACAGGCAGCATCGCGATCATGCCCAAGAAGGCATCTGACTGCATAATTGCCTGGCGCAGCTTAGTTTCCATTGGTGGCGTAAGGTTAAACATCGTTTGACCTGCTGACGCGCCTGCACTTGTCAACATTGTTGCAGAGAACTCTTGCAGGTATTGAGTTGAAATTGCGTTCAGCATTAAAACATCTCCTTAGCTGAGAATTTATCGTCAGCGCCAGAACCATCTGGTTCTTGACCCGGAACTTCTTTTGAAAGTTCAGCGAATTGGTTTTCGAGACCGTTAACTTTCTCGATTAACGGTTTTAGTTTTTCGTCCAGAGTGGCAGAGAACAGCTCAACGCTTGTTCCCTTCTCTTCTGGCTCTGGCGTTTCTGGTTCGTCTTGCAAGTTGAACTCTTCTTTCAGTTCTTGCTTGAACTCACCTTTGAATGCAGAAAACTGCTCTTGCAGTGCTGCTTTAAGTTGTTCTTCGGTCACGTCGGTGTCCTCTACTTTTGATGGAGTTTCTGGCTCTTCATCGCCAGAAGAGAAAAATTCATTGAATGCCGCGAAAAATCGGTCTTTGCGCGTGAAGCACTCGGAAAAATCGACTTCTTCCAATGCGCTGCACTCTAATTCGGTGGTTTCACCAGATTGGCGAGAGAATTGAAGGAGCGAGGTACCTGTGGAGGCTGGGGAGTCAGTCGCAGCTAGGCCCATTAAATAGCAACGCCCTTCGCCCTTGTAATCGGGATTAGGCTCGATGGAGGTGAACAGCTTTTGCTTTTTACGGTTGGCTTCCAGCATGAATTCATTTGGCTCAAGCTTCGCGAACAGACGTAATTTTCCGCCTTCTTCTTCCGCTTTAAGCTCAACAACATTGCCCCAGTTTTCACCGTAGCCATAAAATCGACGGTGCTCTGGCCAGATTAGCGCGGTGTACTCTTTCGGGTCATAGCTTGCCGCCATTTGCTCAATCCAATCACGGGTAATCTTGCGCCCGTCTACGGTAGGCCCCTCAGTAGCAATGATTTTCCAGTCACTAATCTTTGGCATTTTCGTACTCAAATTTGTCATTCACATATCGGTGTGAGCAAACAATACGCCTTTGAATAACGGCTTTCAGCCACTTCATTTCCTACCAATTCGGATTTAGCCAAAATCCGAATTCATCCGAATTTTAGTTAGTCATTTGCGAGTTTTCGGCGCGTATGATGCAGCTATGGCATATTCAGATGAAATAAGAGAAGCCGCGAAAAAGCTCTATTTACGCGGTGTTCCTCCAAAAGAAATTGCAGCGCAACTGAACCTTAATAGTGAGCGCATCCTTTATACCTGGGCGGATAAATTCGGCTGGGCTTTGTTGCTGGATGAATTGTCTGTAGAGCAGATGATTAACCGCCGACTGGCGGTGCTGATAGATAAAGATGAGAAAACCGATCAGCAGCTCAAGGAAATGGACAAGCTTATCGATCACCACGTTAAGCTGTTAAAAGCTCACGCTGATGCAAAAGCCAAAGCAGAGCGACACCTTTCGCAAGGCAGCTCACCAAAGAGTAATGCAGACTCATCAAAGCAAGGCAGCAGTAACGGCAACCGTAAAAGAAGCCGTAAGAAAAACAGCATTGAGCATCTGACAGAAGATGACTTTAAAGGCTGGCACGAATCTCTGTTCGAATACCAGCACACGATGCGTAACAACATCAAACAGCGTATTCGTAATATTCTGAAGTCTCGCCAGATTGGTGCTACCTACTATTTCAGTGGTGAAGCCTTAGAAGATGCGATTCTTACTGGTGATAACCAAATCTTTCTTTCTGCATCACGCGCACAGGCTGAGGTTTTCCGCAGCTACATCATTGCGATTGCTAAAGAGTTTTTAGACATCGAGTTAACCGGCAACCCTATCATTCTCTCCAACGGTGCCGAACTGCGCTTTTTGTCCACCAACAGCAAAACCGCGCAGAGTTATCACGGCCACGTTTATGTCGATGAATATTTCTGGATCCCTAAGTTCGACGAGCTGAACAAACTTGCCTCGGCAATGGCAACACATAAAAAGTGGCGTAAAACCTACTTTTCTACGCCATCGTCGAAAATGCATCAGGCTTACCCGTTCTGGACTGGCGACCAGTGGCGCAAAGGTAAAGACTCCCGCGCCCACATCGAATTCCCGACTTTTGATGAATTCCGAGATGGTGGTCGACTCTGCCCAGACAAACAGTGGCGTTATGTTGTCACCATTGAAGATGCCGCTAATGGTGGCTGTGACTTATTCGACATTGACGAACTGCGCGAAGAATACAGTGATGACGACTTCAAAAACCTGTTTATGTGTGTGTTTGTTGATGGTTCGCTGTCTGTCTTCAAATTCTCTGACCTCGAAAAAGGCATGGTGGATGCCGCCCACTGGCAGGACTTCAAGCCAAATAACAAACGTCCTTTTGCCAATCGGGAAGTTTGGTTGGGTTATGACCCAAGCCGAACCCGTGACAATGCCTGTTTGGTGGTTGTCGCTCCGCCTGTCGTAGCTGGCGAACGTTTCCGAGTATTAGAAAAGCACTATTGGAAAGGGCTTAACTTTCAATATCACGTTTCAGAAATAGAGAAAGTCTTTCAGCGCTACAAAGTGACTTACATCGGAGTCGACACCACTGGTATTGGCGGTGGTGTTTGGGACTTAATTTCGAAGAAATACCCACGTGAAGCTCACGCCATCCACTATAGCAACGAAAACAAAAACCGCTTGGTAATGAAGATGATTGACGTAGTAGAAGCCAAACGCCTGCAGTTTGATGCCGAACACAAAGACATTGCCATGGCGTTTATGGCGATTAAGCGCGTCCCAACGGCCAGCGGTAACGCCATGACCTTTAAAGCAGAACGCAGCGAAACGACCGGACACGCCGATGCATTCTGGGCAATCTCTCACGCCATCATTAACGAGCCGTTAGATCACTCAACACCAACTAAATCAACCTGGGCCACTGCAGCATGACCGAGCAAATGAACACTTTAGTCAAACAAGAAGAACACACGCCAGAGTCGGTCTATCACATCGACTCCTCACCAGAGGCCATCGACTCAAACAGTTGGATGACCACCTATTCAGATTTGTTTTACAACGATGGTGACGACTATTGGGAGCCTCCTATTTCACGCAGCGGCTTGGCTGATATCGCTCGTGCCAATGCCTATCATGGTTCACTGTTGATAGCCCGAGCTAACTACGTAGCCGGACGATTCCAAAATGGAGGCGCTATCCGCCGCCGACACGTCCAAGCTTTTTGCCGTGATTACTTCACCTTTGGTGATGCTGCATTTCTTAAAATCCGCGATGGCTTCAAACGTGTGGTTCGTTTGCATCCATTACCTGGCATGTACCTTCGCAGACGCAAAAACGGCAATTTCGTCATTCTGGAACGCGACAACCAGCAACGCGAATATAAAAAGGAAGATGTTATTTTCTTGCCTCAGTATGACCCGCAGCAGCAAATCTATGGCTTGGCGGATTATCTGGGCAGCATTCAAAGCAGCTTGCTGAATAAAGACGCGACCTTGTTCCGCCGTCGCTACTATAAGAACGGCGCACACATGGGCTTTATCTTCTACGCCACCGACCCAAACCTTAGTGAAGAAGATGAAGAAATGTTGAAGCAGAAGATTGCCAGCTCTAAGGGTGTGGGTAACTTCCGCAGTATGTTCGTAAACATTCCGAACGGCAAAGAGAAAGGAATTCAATTGATTCCGGTCGGTGATATCGCCACTAAAGATGAATTCGAACGCATTAAGAATATTACCGCGCAGGACATTCTTGTCGGCCACCGATTCCCTGTTGGTAAAGCTGGCATTATTCCTCAAGGCACGACCAGTTTAGGCGACCCAACGAAGATAGGTAGTGAGTACGCCAAGGATGAGATCATCCCTGTGTGTGAGCTGATTATGGATGAGGTTAATTCAGATCCCGAGGTACCTAAGCACTTGCGCCTTAACTTCAATTTAATACATGGAGATACGGCCTAAACCCGCCCCCAAAACTGTATAAAAACACAGCCTTTTGACGTATGATTATTAAGTCAGTCAATAAGCTAGGTGTTTTATATGAGAGTGTTGTGCCCGGAGTGTGGAAGCAAAAGCCGTATCCAAAAATCCAACCGCTTAACCAACAGTCATTCAGATTTGTATTGCAGCTGCAGTGACCCAGAATGTGGACATACCTTTGTGATGAATTTATCTTATAGCCATACGTTGAGCCCATCGGCAAAAACGACAAGCCAACTGGCATTCAACTTGTGTAAGGCGTTGCCGCCAGAGGCACGGCAACAGCTCAAACACCAACTATCTATGTTATAAATTACTTCGACATAAAAGCAGTACTCTCCGTTTCGCAAGCCATCTCGATAATGCTCAAGATGGCTTTTTGTTTTTTGGAGTCCAACTGCCCTTTCGCATCCGCCAGTATTAAGCCTGCTATGTATGCACCTGCCGCTCGAGTTCGCTCTGTCGCCTCACTATTTGCTACACCATCAATGACGATCTCTAAAGCAGACAACATGATATCGTTTTGATTTTTATCCGACATATCAACACCCTTACTAATCACCAGTAAAATATACTGTATATACATACAGGTTTCTACAGTAGTTTTTAGACTTGATTCACTCATTAGGGATTTTTTGATACGTCGAATCCATGGAAATCAAACACAATTAAAATTCATACGATTAGTTGCTATCCGTCAGCATCATTCGTATTAGAACTCTTCTTCCATTTCAACATCTTTTAGTTTTTTAAATTCTATAAGCTCTGGACTTAACAACAGTTTACCTATGGACGAATCAGATCCATACTCAGATAAAATATACTCATAATCGCCGCATTCTATAAGGTTAGATGCGCCCAGTCCTGCTATTCTGCGAATATCCGAAAAGATCTGGCTCAATGAGGTATTTGTATTAAAAGCTTGCTGCTTATATAAGCATACAAAATTACACTTATAAGACCCCATTTGGATACGGTTACAAGCTAAAAGCCCCTCCATACTTAGATGCTCGAGCATCGCATAACGTTCAACTAAAAGAGTGTACTCCAAATAATCTTTACTCGTAGTACGTCCAAAGGCGCAGTTATTCGCTAAACCCAAAATCAGATTACTTGGTATCATAGCTCTGACTAAGCTTGAGTATGCTTTCTCGTCATCAGTAGGTTTTGAAACTAAATATTTCGGAGAGAAGTCTCTTTCCTTATTGTCTGGATGGTTACGAGCAATAAATTTCAACAACTGATATAACACTCGATAGTACTTACACAAGCTATGGTTTCCTAATATATCTCTTCTAGCATCCATAGCGCTCTTACAGTGATCGAAATCCAAAACGTCCTGAGCCTTATCGTTTTCAGCAATCTCAGATAGTATTTTGTTGTGCTCTGATAGAAGTGTTGCAAAGGTATTATCAAACTGCTGTTGGCGAGCCGCTTTTACCTGTTTTTCTAATGCATCTGCTTGCTTTGAGTTCGCTTCCGTAGTTTTAGATAGCTCTTCCCTCGTCATCGACAACTCTTTCGACTGCAACCTAATTGTGTGAAGCAAAGCCATTAAGGAACAGAAAGCCAAAAATGGATTTAACAAACCACCAAAGTAATCCCCTTTAGTACCCAAAATCCCCGCCTTATCGGCTAGAGACAAACTATCGTTTGTATTGGGATAAAGTGTATTGTTGTATTCAACGTATAAACAAAACGTAAAGAATAAAATCGACACAATCAACATTGCGAAAACAATACTTCTGAGTAAATTTCCGTATTCTGATGAGTCAGCATCAGTATTTTCTCTGTTCATATGATTTAGTCATAGTAAAAAATGAAGTAGTACCTTGGATTATCCACACTTTAATTTCAAGGTGTTAAAGCTTATTTTCACAACTTAGCTCTGCTTAAGTTGAACTATTTTTCCCGCTCTGTAGTAAGTAGAATTGGCCCATTAGTTAAACTAATTGTGGCGTTATTCGACCATCTAGATAATCTGCGGCAATACCATTCCAATAGCATTGTTCACTTTCATCGATTTCAAAGTGGGGAACAGGCTCATTCAGCAATGACTGCCAGTATGACTGATTGTCTCTAAAACGATGAAATTCAGTTTGATAAGAGTAATCAGCGCTTTGTTTGATGTCACTCAAATCCACATCTCTACAGTTCAATGTCCAACCCCTAGCGCCTGCAGCCCAAAGCATAAAATTATCGACTTTATCCTTGGCCTGATCGCCTTCGAAAGTAATACAGAATCGATTACTCGTATTCACGTGCACTCCCCTATCACGGATGTTCTGGCTCAGCTTTTCGGCCTGCTTCTCCAATCGGATGATTCGCTGATAAAGCTTGTTCTGGTACTCCTCAGTTTTATGCTGCTTTTTGGCGATCGCTTTGGCCTTGATGGTTTGCTCTTTGGCATTTCGTAACTTTCGAATTTGCCGCTTAATTGGCTTCTTCCACTGTTCAAGCCTGTAGCCCAGTTCTTTAATAATCGCGGTCATGTTACCAGCGTCAAACGAAGCAAGTGTTTCCCAGGCAGGTGCTCTTGAGCACTTCGCGATGTTGTATCGATTTCCCTTGATAAGCCCTTGGTCAGCGTTTTCACCTTTCGCTGCATAGCCGACCGCTTTGATAATGTAAGAACCAGCGGCTTTTGGCTTTTTGATTCGCTCTAATTTCGCAAACCCATGACCCCATATCTTTTCGAGCCGTTTCGCCCAGGGACTAAACAGATGTTCTGGGACTGTCCATCTCAGCAAAATATGAACGTGTGGATTAGGCTCTCCATCTTCATTGGCTGGACACTCGGCTACCCATATGTAATGGAAATCAGCAGGTAAGTTAGTCGGGCCAACATCGCTGGGTTGAGCATGTTTAGCAACTTTCTCCTGGGATAAGTCGCAGTACTTTCGTCCACTATCTTTGTCAACTTGGATGGTATGATCCGCTACCCAGCCGCGTTGATACATTTTCTTTGCGCCATCAAGAAAACGAGAGACTTCTTTACCTATCGTTGTCTCTAAGGTTTTTTCCATCGAGAACTCTTGCTTGGGCTTTTGTTTAAGATCGCAATACGGCCCGGCTATGACACTGTCCTGGTTCATAGCTTTAACACGCTTACTATCTAAGGTTGGAAACAGCCAGTATTCTCCACCAATATCCGTGATTGGTTGGTCAACTTTCTTTTCACCACGCTTAGGATGTACTGTCACCATGTTGCGCTTATAGATTATTGGATGATGCGACCCCATGCTGACACACTCACTTCCATCCAACATTCCACCGAATATGGCCATTCGTTGTGCCTTGGTGAAAGTCAGTGTGAGAAAAGTAGAGAAACCACCATGGCAAGCTGCGGTGTAAGCCCCTGCCTCAAAGATTCTAGAAACTGAACGGGACGTCAGCTTTTCCGAGAACCTCTCACCACTGTTTTCCGAAGGCGCAGCACTAGATGGCGTTTCGGTTACCGCCTGAAACTTATAAGTTTCATTCCAAGACCGGTGCATTAGCTGCATTGAAATAGGAATCTTTTTAGGTTCGCCTTGTCCTCGTTTTCCATTCTGATTGAGAATGGCAGGTTTGGAGCGCTCGTTCGTTTCATACAAAGCATCATGGCTAAAGTTGGCATCGGCATTGCTGATGATACTTTTAGGGCGTAGAGACTTGCTCAGACTCATCAATTGCTTAATTTGCTTGTCTTTTCTGTGGCGAAATTTCTCTGTCGGACTTTTGCGCCCTTTGACTAGCCTATACTCTTCGGCGATTCTCGCCGCCGCTTCGCGGTCGTGTTCCGAGAGGTAATTTACAGATTTATAGAAGTCAGTTCGCTCTTGAAGATCTCGCTCGCGCTTAGACTTTCGATTGGGAACGCGGTCATATATCGCTATTTTTTTGACCATTCCACTATCTAGAAGTGCTTGTTCTTGGTCTGAGTAAATTTTGGAACCTAAAAAACCAGCTTTATAGCTGGCGTCATTATTTTTGATTCGGTCAAGGGGCATCACTGCCCCGCCGATATAGAGAAGGTCAGACTGGTTCATACTCTATCCCTAATTTTTCTTTCGAAAACTTAACGAATAGTCTCTGTGTATCAGGAGACTTCAGAAAACCTTCGACCTCTTCGAGTCGAATAGTCATGGTTATGCCCCATCCTTCCGGCCCGGCAAAATATGCAATAGCACACTTTTCATATGTCTTTGTTCGTCCTTCCAAAATTTGAATGACATCATCACCGACACTAACTGAAGTAATCCTTTTATTTTTCATACCGCCTCCAGTTCTTGGGTCGTTACCAACATAAAGCCGCCTTTCCCATTGCCTTTACTCAGAACGCCTTTAGTTAAATGAGTGCAACTGAGGGATACACACGCTTGTTCGATCGCTTGGTCTAGTGAGTCGAAGTCGCCAACCATTACATTGGCGACTTCTTGCGTGTCTTCATGGCGGATGATGCCGCCATCTGGGCAAAGCATTATTGCGGCGTATTGCATGACTCACGCTCCTGTTCTTGTAAGTAACAAGTCGCTTCTTCAATGAAAGAGCGGCCGCCTTCCACCGTCAGCTCTGCATCAATAGTCGTGCATCCGGCAGAACGCGTAATCTCATAGCCAGCTTCGATGCAGTCACAACACTCTTCCAATCGGTCTTTCAACATTACAATTAACTGGTTGGCTTCACTCGAACTATTACTCATGCTGCATCCTCCGATTCAATTTGATCACGGCGAACAGCAATGCGTTCAATCAGGTAATCTTCAATGTTCAGTAGCTCTTCAAGCGCACGCTCTTTATCAACCAATACAACGTTGTGAGCGTGATTCGTTGTGTTTTCGTCGAACACAATCACGTTGAGAAGGCTCATTTTTGATGAGTACTCGATACGAATACTGATGACGTCTGAGCTATCCAACGCCAAAGCGAACAGACTATTAATAGTTGTTTGGATCGCGAGTTTGTTTGCAACTTCATTTAGATTCATCTTTTATGCTCCTACGCTAAGACGAAAAAAAGCCCCCTGTTACAGGGGCAAAGGCTTGGAGAATTAATGGGTACTACTGAGTTGGTAATGCTTGAGGCGTCGAACATCACCAAGATTGCGATCGAACAACGTCGCGATTTCTTTAATCTGTTGCATGCCGTTACGGATTTTTTGAAGTTCCAAATCATTGAAGCTTTCAAACTCTCGCACGTGCTCCGAGGCTTTCAGATCACCGGCGACTAAAACCATACCGCGAAAACGTGGTGGCATAGCGTCCCACAATTTTTTCAACTTGCCGCGTGTAGCGGAACCATTGAACAAAGCTTTACAAGCGGCGATGCTCTCGCTGGCGTTGGGTATTTGCTTTTGTTGTTCTTGTTGAATAGCTAGCTGACTCATTGGTTCTCCTTAGGCTAAGCCTGGAAGTGGCGCACCGTTGACTAGGAAATCTGTGCCCATTTGCATGAGTGGCTGAAAGCCGGTGGTGCGGTTTTCTAAATCGTTGACGAACAAAACCAAGTTGCCGATGGCCGCTTGAACCTTGGCAATGGTTTTGCGCTTTTGACTGCGAGGTAAACGGTCTGCACTGCACATGTGCATTGCATCGCTAGACAGCTCACCTGAATATTGGTTGTTAAGTAACGTGCGCTCTAAAAGGTTCTTCTCTTCCCCTTCTTGAGGTAAATGAACCGTCACGACACCAAGGTCAGCAAAGAGTGTGTTCACAATGGTGTAATCGCCGGATTCTTTACTCAGCAATGCCAAATCCACTGGATCTAGTTTGTGAGGCTGTTCTGGGTTTAGCTTGTTACGCAGCATTCTCCCAGTTAGGCCGATGCGTGGAGCCAGCTTTTCCATATTATGATTGATAGCGAAGTCGCAGCATGCAGCGTTAAAAGATTGCTGTTTGCGTTCGCGGAATCCGCACATAGCGATATTTGCGTCCATGATCCACACTCTTACATCAAAGGCGGTACGAGAATGACAACCAACGCGAACACATTTAGCCACATTGGGCAGTGCGTTTTAGTTGGAATAAGAGAGGAAAAGCCCATTACTTACCCAAGCGCAGCAATGGCTTCACGCGCCGCCATTTCGTGCATAGCAACCATGTTAATCAGCGGCTTATCGCGGCGTTTGTCTTTTGGCTTGATGATGACGCGACCTTCAGTCACGTATTGTTTGATGGTGCCCATAGGTAAACCAGTCAGGCGAGAGTATTCTTCGTAAGTCACATATGGACTTAGTGGAGGTATCTTGTACGTTAACATGGTGATATCCTTGTATTTATATCTATCTTCTTCGGTTGTCTCTTGCTTTGGTCGGCGTAACATCCGAAAACAAGTTTAGTATTGATCCGATTTTTCGTACGGTCAACGTATTTTCGTACAAAATTGAAATCAATCACATTATGGTGAACGATTATGAGTGCAGAATTGGCTATTTTTGATTACATCAAAGGCGAGGCATTCACTGACAAACTAAAAGAAATCAATGGGGTAAGCTCACTTGGAGAGCTAGCACAAATATATGGTGTACCTAAAACCACTTTTAGTACTTGGAACTCACACAACAGAAACTCACATGAACTAGTCGTAAGAACTCATTTACGTACAGGCATTCCTGTCAAAGAGCTAATTCTTCCTAACGACTACCCAGAAACAGAACTGCACCACTCTTTTTGGGGCAATCAAAAAGCATCTGGGTCAGGCGTTACTTCATCCAACCCTGAGTTACAGAATCCTCAGTTAGCCGTCGTAGTGATTAAGAGCTTCTGCCTCACGAACGGCCAGCTTGTGCCAACTGGAGAAATTCCATACGCACAACGCATGTTTAACTCTTGGGATTTAGAAGCCAGCAATACCATAGAGATCGAAACGAACGAAGGCCGCTTTCTGGTAGATAAAAAACAGAACGATGCAGTGAGTGGCGAATATTTGATTGATATGAATGGGCGTCTGTCCATCAACCACATACAACGATTGCCAAACAAGTTAGCAGTCGTGTTTGGCAACGCGACGGTTGAAGTATCAGAAGAAGATATAAAAGTGATTGGCCGCGTGGCGGTGACATTAAAAAAAGATTAATTATCAGTTGACTAAGAAAGTAATAATGAAAGAGATAATAATAGAAAAGTTAAATAAATTTATTGAGTGGTATGGTAATCAGTCAAGTAGGAAAGTAAATCTAACAGATAGTAATGACAATACAAAAATTGAACATTTCAATATTGTTGTTAACGATAACTCTTTCACCATCGAAAGTGGGCATGAACGACTTTCTAATAAAAGCAAGAAACTCAACGAATCAATATTTAAAAAGCTAGATAGTTTAGATTTATTAAAATTCATCAGTTTTTGTGATATAGGAATATCACTAGAATCCACTCAGTATTTAGAGAAAATGGATATGGTTAGTGATATAACTTTATATCCTGAAGTTAATAACATCGATATATCTTACGCCACATCACTGAAAAGCATATCATTCTCGATAGATGAAAAAAGCACCATAACTTTTCCAAAAAACATTGAAGTAGCGCAGATAAATATAGAAAACCGTAATTATTCTCCTTCCTGCTTAAAGTCAATTATTGAAAATACAAACTTAAGTGAAGTAATGCTTATAGCATTAAATAAAACCTCTAAAATAGATTTGGAACAATATAATTTAAGTAATATAAAAAAACTAACAATTGCGACATCGGATAATTTAGAAATAATAGTTAACTCAAACCTTCCTAGCTTAGAAAACTTTGTGGTACATGGCTCTATTGGGTCGTCACTCAACACTGCCAATGTCAAAATACTTCTACCTGAGCAACTAAAAGAGTTAACATTAATTGATTGTCATATTGAAACGCCAGGCTTTCACAATAAATGTAGAAATCTAAAAAAACTGACGTTGTTAGGTTTATCAACAGATAGTGAGAATATAAGTAATATAATTGAAAACAATACAATCATCGACATTCACATTGACGGACAGATATTTAAAAATAGTCACACAAAAAACTGGAACCTTTCCAAAACGTTAAGATTAAATTTATCTGACTGTAAGATTGAAAACTTAAATTTCATAAGGAATGCAGATAAACTCAAGGAGCTAGATTTATATAACTGTGGCCTAACATCATTTCCTAGTAATCTACCAAGAAATCTTAACAAATTAGTTTTGAGAAGAAACAAAGGAATAACTGAGTTACCCTCAAGTCCTCCTGAAAATATAAATTTCATAAATGTCGAAGATTGTAGCATTGTTAATATTCCCAAACACTACCTATTAAACCACTCTATTATAACTCATAAAACATACCCCTTTGAGGAACAAGAAGAACCTAACGCTCTCGCAATATACAACAACCCTATAGAAAACCCACCTATTGAAATTTTAAAAGGCTCGAGAGAGAATATTCTAAGCTACGTTAAATCAATGATTGGCAAGTCCAATATATTGAATGAAGCAAAAATAATTTTTGTTGGTGATGGTTCAGTAGGAAAAACTTCTCTTATGAAGCGTTTGGTCTTCGACCAGTTTGATGCGACTGAATCACAAACTGATGGGATTGAAATTGAACCTTACGTTGTTGATTTAGGTCAAGAGGGAGTTGTAAACTCCACTATCTGGGACTTCGGTGGACAACAAATTCTACAAGCGACACACCAATTATTTTTATCAAAGAGAAGTATTTACGTATTAGTCGTAGAAGATAGAAAAAACGACAAACACAAAGACCAAGATATTGAACAATGGCTTACTCAAGTAAATAGCTTAGGTGGAAGACCACCAATTCTTGTCGTCAAAAATAAAATTGACGAGAACCCTAATAGTGATATCCAAACACAAAAGCTTAAATCCAAGTTTCCAAATATTATTGATTTTTTCGAAGTTTCTTGCCAAAAACGTATAGGGCTAGAAAAGCTAAATCAAGCTCTTTATGAGTGCATTCGTAGTCTGCCAATGAGGAAAATAGCGCTTCCTAAAAACTGGTTAGACGTAAAACATGAACTAAAGCAACAGGCTTTAAGCTTAGACCTACTTTATTTAAACACCTATCAGGATATATGTGCACAGAATGGTATCACCGATAAATTCGCTAAAGATACTTTACTTAGGCTATTGCATGATTTAGGGGCTGTAATTGCATTTGAAGAGCTGAAAAGTCACAACACCGCAATCCTTAATCCTCATTGGATAACAGAAGGAATATACGCCATTATCCGCTCAGAAGAATTAGCGTCTAACAATGGTGTAATTACACTACACGGTGCGCAGACAGCTCTTGATAACTATTCGGAACACAATCGTTTTGAAGATAAAGCAAGTTACATACTTGACGCGATGCGCAATTTCGAACTTTGCCATGCAACAGAAGAGACGAATACGTATCTAATTCCTGCTCTACTACCACCTCAAATAAATCTTTCGCACGTATGGGGAGATGAATATAACACTAAAAAAGAGAGCATAGATTTCTTGTTTAGGTTTGAACATTTGTTACCACCACCTTTGCTTCCAATGTTTTTAGTCAAAATGCATAGTTATATTGTTGGAGAACAAAGGTGGCGGTCTGGAGCGATAATATCTCCAACACATTTAGATGCCAAAGCTTTGGTTGACGCAGACAATGTAACTCGTGAAATCAAACTGACTATAATTGGTGAAGAAAGACGTGATTTGCTAGTCTTATTAAGAGCTGAAATTAACAGTATCGCTCAAAGATTGGCTGATATAGATGAGATAGGCTTGCAAGAGCACATAGTTCTTGATGATACAAGTGAAACGATAGGTTATGATGAGCTAATTGGATTAAAGCAAATGGGCGAATCCAACTTTCCAGTAGGAAGGTTGGGCAGAAAGTTTTCCGTGAGTTCTCTATTGGGGGAGATCGAAGCCCCCGCAGATACCGAAAGGGCACTCAAAGTACTTATGCATTCTTCAAAAAACGGGTTAATAAATCTGAATATGATTCAACGAAATGACAATAGTGCAACAGGTGGCAGTGCAAATAATACTGTTACAACCAGTAACTCTAATGTTAATACAAACCACAACACTGCGACATCCTCGGTAGATATTAAACAAGAGTTTAAGGCATTTAAAGGGCAAGCTGAATTTGTACTAGAAGACATACGTGAGGAAATTGAGGACCTGACGTCGTCAGACCGACGATTAAAAGATTATGCAAGCAAGGAGTGCGAGAAAGTAGAAAAAGCTATTAATGAATTGACTGACAATGTCGATAGCCAAGAGACTGCTGATGAAAACCTTCGTCATTTCTCTCGTATACAAAACTTCTTAGATGGTGCTTTGAAAAAAACCAATAGCGTTGGCAAGGTGATTGATAAAGCGGGAAATGTCTACTCCGAAGTCGAAAAGCTCGCCGCTAAGTTCAACGAAATTGCCGGTAAATTTGCAATGCCTACGGTAGCTCTACTTGGCGTCGGAGGCTAATTCATAATCTACTCATATTGAAGGTCGCACATGCGGCCTTTTTTATACAATTCATCATGAGTCACTCGTTTCTGATTTTGTGACGATTGAAATAAGTTAGTACCATCCTGTTTTCTAAATTGGCTCGTTTTGAAACCAATCAGTTAACCTATATCAACCAGTTAATTCGTATTAGCTAGTATCAACCATATTGTTGTCCTTCCTGTTCGTTCACTATCAACTTAAACATTGCAAAATCTCTGACATAAAAATAATGTATATTAAAACAGTTATATTTATATCATCATGATGATACGAAACCTTAAAGACGGCAGCAAAAAACCTTGGCTCTGTGAGTGCTATCCGCAAGGCTGCACTGGTAAACGCTTACGTAATCGCTTCGCAACCCAAACATCAAGATATTATCTATAAAAACTGTATCGTGACCACAAATACGATTCCGTTGTAAGCGTTTACTTGGAACTTTTGTCAAATAGTCGATTATAAAGTTTTTTCAATTTAGAATGCCCCACCTCTGGGCATTCTTCCGAGCAAGTTGACGCTTGCTCGTACTGGTTTTCTCTCTCTTTAAAGCGCTCGTAGTAGCTGAAGTCATGTAAGTGTGCATGGTTTATTTCGCGAATGGGTAACGTTACTGCAAATGTTTCTAGGTCAATTTCTTCTTTCTCAATGTGTTCCAGATCCTGAATCACATCTCGGTACGGTGTCACTGGTACTAACTTAAGCGTGTCTTTGTTTCTATAACCGCTGAATATCGGTACTATGTTTACATCGTTAAAGTCATCCGCATGAATCTCAATAACGTAGCCTATATAAACTTTCCGGTCAGACATCGTGAATAGAATCGGTAGGCCATATTTCATAGAGCGCCAGAAAAGCTGGGTATATTCTGGGCTAAGAGGATCTCTGACAAACTTATTCCTGTACATACGCCGTCTTTCATCATCTGAAGGATAGACAATCTTAGGTATTGAATAGCTAAGCAGTAACATTAACGTAGAAATTTCCAATAAATGCCCTTCGGTTTGGCTAAACTCCGTCGACGGGAATGCTTTTTCAAGGAACCACTCTCCAACAGGAACTGAAAACGAATAACTAGCGGCCAACTCACCGCCTATCGCATATAGCAGTCCAAAAAACACAAAAAGGACTAGTCCAGCGGTCGCTGACTTCAAAAATGTGTGGTAGCCACTACTACGTTTAAGGTCATAATGGTGAGAATGCAGATTACTTAATAATTGGTAGCCCGAAATACACAATACGAGAACAAAAAGTACTGATGGTTTTATCATTTTTAATCCATTAAAAAAGGGTGCTCTTATGGAGCACCCTTTAGCAAGAAATTCGATTAAGCTTCTTTAAGTGTCTTAGCAGCTTTGACTTGTTGCTGGACTACTTTACTTGCACGGAAAGATTTCATATTCATTTTGAATACATCCGGATTTACCATATCCACTTCAATTTCGAAGTCTTTTTTGGTTTCGTCGCTAGATTTAAAGCCTAGTATTTTTCTTAATAAACCCATCATAATCTCCTCCTGATGCCTTGAGCACGACCAGACATCAATGTTCGGTCGCGGAGTCTAGCAAACCTATTCTTCTAACTCAATGCCCTATCATGATTATTCAATGTGTATCATTTGTCTACACAAAATGGTGTTTTTTTTACCACCCATCACGGAATCCTTCGGACTCACTCAACTTTGTTCGGTCCGAAAACAAATAAACATTGTGCTTATAATCATGGCAGAATACTGTTTTTATATACAGTTCAAGTTTGAGTATTCAATGACCACCCGAAACCTTAAAGACGGTAGTAAAAAACCTTGGCTATGCGAATGCTACCCGCAAGGCCGAGCTGGTAAACGTGTTCGTAAACGCTTCGCCACTAAAGGTGAAGCGACGGCTTTTGAACTTCACCTAATGAAAGAGGTAGACGACAAGCCGTGGTTAGGCTCTAAACCTGATCACCGTCGATTATCTGATTTAGTCGAACTATGGTTTAAGCTGCATGGTAAGAATCTCAAGTCCGGCGATCATACTCGGCTGCGTTTAGAAAGCATGGTTTTAGACTTGGGCAACCCTATCGCTTCACACCTTAATTCCAAGCAGCTCGCTACTTATCGTTCTAGCCGCTCCAACAAAGGTCGCGGCCAGCAACACAAAGAACTTTCCATTGCTTCGAATAATGTGGACTTTGGGTTGCTAAAAGCGTTGTTCAATAAGTTGATAAAGCTTGGAGAGTGGAAACTACCTAATCCGGTTGATGGTATTGAAGCGATAAAAAAACCGGAATCTGAACTTGCATTCCTGACCGAACAAGAGATTCGTCACTTGTTTGAAGTGGCTCATCAAAGCCCGATTGGTGATGAGCTAACGAAGATTTATAAGGTTTGCCTGGCGACTGGTGCGCGTATCAGGGAAGCGATTTATTTGAAGGGTTCTAACCTGACGAAATACCGCATTACCTACAACAATACCAAAGGCAAACGAAATAGAACGGTACCGATTTCTGAAGAGTTGTATAGCCAAATCTATAAGCCAACCAATGACCGTCTTTTCACTTGCGGTTATGGCGTGGCGTACAAATGGCTGACTAAAGCCCTACCTCATTTACCAGAGGGCCAAGCGACTCACGTTTTACGTCATACCTTCGCGAGTCACTTCATGACGAATGGCGGCAACATTCTTGTACTTAAGGAAATCCTCGGTCATCAGCACATCGATCACACGATGATTTACGCCCACTTTTCACCAAACCATTTGAGTGATGCGGTGAGGTTTAATCCATTGAATTCATTCAATATATAA